AGAAACAGTGTTTTGTGTGGCTGGAAAATTACCTTTTTTAGTATCAGGAAACAATGCCACCACCTCATTACTGCCATCGTGAATAAAGTTGGCAGGGAAGCGGCCTTGATAAGTTGCTTGTTCTTTGCGAAGTGCAGGTCGAGAATTTTGTCCAAATGATAATTTATCAATTCCTGTTGCCTGTTTGCTCATTGTGCCAACATCGCGCAAATCAGGCATCGTTCCACCGCCAAGAATTTCACTGCCAACTCTAGTTCCATCAATATTAATCCCACCCACACCATAAGTTAAAACATTATTAGTAACCGTGCCTTCAACTGGCTTGCGAGCAAGCACTATTGGTTCGTGCGCTGGCTTCAGTGCAGTTCCCCAGCCCTGCCATTGCTTCGCTTCCTTAGTAGTTGCTTTAGTGTATTGATAAATCATAGTTCCGCGATTTAATCCTTGAGTTGCCTCCATTAAATTATTATTTCTAATATCGTGCGCTACACGACTTCCAACAACCTCGCGCTCTACACCTGCTGCTTTATCAATTGCTTTATCTATATTCAACGACTTAGGAAACCCACTGCCATACACCCACATAATTTGATCGCGTATCTCAAAGCCTGCATCCTCAATGGCAACTGCCATTCTGTGATAGGTGCGGCTGCCACCGAAGGATAGTAAATGCCCACCTGGTTTTAATACTCTTAGAACTTCTTTCCATAACTGCACATCATTAGCAATACCAGTTGAATCCCAACTCTTACCCATAAAGCCAAGTTCGTAAGGTGGATCGGTAACTATGGAATCAATACTATTACTTGCCATAAAAGTTAGAACTTCTTTGGCATTGCCATTAAATAAATTAAATCTCTGAGAGAAATAATATTTGTAATCCTCTAAGCAATTATTCATCATTGGCAACTGTTACAGTAATTGCTCACGCGGATATTTTTTACCGCAACAAAGAAATGAGAACCGCAGTGGCTGCAATTAAATAAAACAAATGCTTTATCTTTTTTCGTTACAACTATTGGCGATCTAAACTTAATCATCTCTGCCCCCTTAGTGATATGAATGGTGTTATCTTAATTCTCAGATCATCATTATCTATCCAAGTTTCATCAAAGCCTGCCTCAAGTGTCGCGCTCATTTACCGCCCCCACTTTTTGCTATCGCTTCAACATTTGCTTTAGGGAATTTTTGTTGAGGCCAAATAGTTTTTAAATTCTTATCAAAAATATAAAGATAGCGATGTTTACGAGGTCTTGGCGTCCAAAAACCAATTTTATCTGAAGCCTTACCCCTAGTGAGTTTTTTCTTACCATCATCGTAATAAAAATCATTTTTTTGAGGTGTTAAACCGTGATAAGTGAAATTACAGGCTTGATAAATTGCACCAAAGTGGCGGCTTGCATCTGCATAGGAAATAACTGCCTTGATACCGCGTTTCTTTAACTCACGCAAGGAATAACCAACTAAATATGAACCCGCATTACCACCATTTAATTCAGGGCTTAAAACTAAGCGGCTCATTTCTAAAAATTCAGGGTAATTCCCTCTAGTAAGTCCAAAGCAAGAAGTTGCTGAATTAGGAACTGAAAGCGGTGAATATACAACAGCGCCAATAACTTGGATACCATCAATCAAGCCAAAAGCAAGTTGGCCAATAAATCGTTTTTTTCCTAAATAATGATAAGCAGACACCACCTCAAAAGCGTGATCATAAGAAATTTCTGAGCAAGTAAAATTTTGGAGCGGTGAGGTCAGATTTGAACTGCCATCTGGAAACTGGAAAGTTTCCTGCGTTACTTTTACGCTATCACCGCATGTTTCGTGCATAATTACCCCCAATAAAAGTTTGTTAGTGCAAGTGTTGGAATCGAACCAACTCTTTTCATAAACCCCCTGAAAAGAACCCCAGGTACTTGCTATCTTGGCAGTTAAAAGGAAGGTTAAAACCGCCAAGAATTATTTATGCTTTTGTGGCTCCGAGTTGAGCAAGTAGGGCTGCAACTTCAGGTGTAATGGTGCCATTCGCCGCAGGCACCGCCGCCGCTTGCGCAGTGGCAGTTGGCGCAGGCGTTGATGCTAAAAAGGCATTTGCTTTTGCTAAAGCAGCCGCATCAGTAGTTGCATCTAATAAAATCCAAGGAGCAGATTTACCTGGCTTTGCAGTTCCCTGCCCGATGCGGGCTAGAACCTTTTGACCAATCTTTTGTTTAAGTGCGGAGCGCAGCGCAACATTAAAGAATAAAACACTTTCATAACTTTTATTTGTATCTAAATTAACTAGAGATACCTCAACCGCTTCAGCATCGCCGTGTATTGTTTTGATGCCTGTTTTATACTCAGTTGGAGTAATGATTAGTAATTGTCCTGCGAGATCAGCAACCTTTGGGCCGCTTTCATTCATTGATGGTGCTGAGAAGGTCATTCTCATTCCCCGCTTTCTATTTGGTTTGTTGTTTTCGTTGGGTGTTGCATTTGTTGTTGATGAATTAGATTTGATTCTAATTCCTCCTTCAACTTTTTTAAATCATTTATTGTTGCTTCATCAAGGCTCATACAGTATCTCCAGCGCAAGCAACTGATTCATCTTTACTAAATGGTTGGAAATATGGGCAATAATTACAAAGGCGGCTGCTCACCTTGGGAATTACTGCCCACATTGACGGAAACTGCTCAACATCTATTGAAGTGAGCAGCGCATATAAATTATCTAATCGCTCAAGGGCCGCCAGAGCAATTTGTTCATCGTAATCATAGAGTTCAATGTGCATATCATCTATTCCACCTGATGTTGGCAGATAGATAAGAGCAACTTTATTTACAACTGCGCCCATCTGGGCTAAGCCGTAGCCGTATAGTTGAACTTGAATTTGTTGTTGCGAGGTAGCGCCACTACTGCGGCGTTCTTTTAATCCTGATGCTCCTGTTGTTTTCCAATCCATCACAATACCGCGAACTTCATCGTATAAATCAATTGTGCCTGATAATGCGCCTCTGATTGTAACTTTTTGTTCGACTTGGAAACCTTCAACTTTTGCAAAGATTTCTGCTAAGTGAGAATGAATTGCAGTTCCAACTTGAGCAGCCCAATTGCCGTTGCTGCCTTCGTTTAGTTTTGGAATATCAATTAACTTATAGGCAAGGCGGCGCAAACATTCGTGGCCGATCTCGCTTGGGCCAATAGATGTTTGCTTACTTCTTGGTGTCCAGGTGCCAGCATCGGTGATGATTTTTGCAATATCCATCGCCATTTGCTTACTTGGTTTATTGGGTGCTACTAAGTTATTCATCATCCTCTAAATCGTCATCGCCTTCCTCTGGCGTTATTGGATTGAACGGTGGCATATCTGTAAATGGTTCAGGGATGATTGTACTACTCATTATCTGCCTCCACGATTGAGAAACGCCGAGAGTTTGTAATAACTTCTAAAGTATCTAAAACCTGCTGAGGCAAAATTTCCTTAGCGCGTTTTATATCAAATCGCTTGGTTTCAATAAAACTCCAGCGAACAACAGGGCGATTTTGCCATATACCAACTTCACAATCGCCAAGAGAATTTTCAATGTGCGCTCTAGCCACATCTGCAACCTCTTGCCATTCTTTGATCTTGGCTAGAGCATTTTTGTAATTCTCTAGCCAAGCAATGGCATTGCTATCAAAATCAACAACGCCTTTTTCTATTTCTACACTCACTGTATTACCCCCTTATTTTTTACCAGTATTTGTGTTTTTGCCAATGTTTCCAGGCAGAGCAGGCTCCGCTAGAACCATAATGCCGCCCAAGATAGGCAAGGGCTGCAATCATTTGTGCTGCTGGAGCCTCAGATCGTTTCATTCCAAGGTTATCCATAGTTCCATCTAGTAATTGGCCAACTCCTTCAGCCGAACTAACTGGATTTTTGCGATCTGCCCAATGGCTTTCTTTAGTCATTAGTTGATCCCAACATTTAAAATCTTTATCATTTAGCAGTTCTTTGGCCAATTCTCTAGCATCCACCTGGCTAATCAGCGTTTTAGGCTGAGCGACAAGTGGATTAACTCGATCTGGCGCTACTACTTGAACTAATAAAGAAGTCATTGCACTAACCCCAATGATAAGCGCAATTCTTTTGGTAACTTTTCTATATTCAGGTTTGATTGGATTGCTCCTTTCATTTTCATCTTTTCATAACGGCGAATCATCTCCCTTACATAAGGCAGATTCACTCTTAGATAGGATGCTATGTGTTCGGGAGTACAACCTTCATCGTGCATTTTTCTTACAAACTTGGCGTTACCTTTGCGTTCAGCAATTACAAAATGTTCATCAAAAAACCTTCTGCGCATTGCTAAAGTGGTTCCGCCCCAAATGCCGAATGGGATTTTCTCCTTGATAGCGTATTCCGCACATTCCTCTCTATGTAAACAAACGCTGCAAATTGCTTGCAGGTCAGGGAGGCGCTCTGCCTCTTGAACTTTTCCATCAGGGAAAAAGTAATTCTTATCCTCCAATTTTGCGCAGAGCGCATTTGGAAATTTAGGGGAATTTTGTAGGGATTCAATTTCACTCATTTACTAGAGAGCCATTGATCTAAATCTTGAATTACCCAGGATTTGTTTATGCCAGCATTACGCCTTTTTACAATTACATAAGCAGGCGGTATAAAATCTAAATTCCGCGCTCTTGAATAATTCTCAGCCTCGGCAACTGCTTCATCCCAAAAGGTAGGCAGGTCTAACTTCTTTCGATTCTTAAGTTCTAAAATATAGGTGGCACCTGAAATGATTACAACTAAATCACCTTCATCTCTAGCGCCCGCCTTGGTCAATCGCTCTGCTACGACACCAGCAGCGCGAAAGAATTTTAGAACTGCTGTTTCAAAAGCAGCACCTTTCCTACCATTTGGATTAGCCATTTATTTTACAATT